GAGGGAGAAGAGAGACGCATTTTTTGACGAATCTGAGCGATTCTACGTGGTTCCCGTTAGGATGTCAATAGGTGAACGATCGTTCAACGCAAAGGAGGCGTGTTCGGTATGAAAAAGGCCCGCAAACTGCTGTCTGACACGTTCCGGCCGACTCGCGGCGGCGATGGTGGACTGCTGCCGCGCGATGTTGACGCGATGACGAAGCGGCAGGCCCGGCTCGGCATTCGTCGCGCGGTGGCAAAGAACGCGTGCGTGTTCCCGACCGTGGCCCCGGCGCCGGTTTGCTTCTCGACCAGGAGCCAAGTGGACCGGGCGCACGACGAGAAGCTGGACGGGAAGCTGCTGCGTGGTGATCGCGTTCCGACAGCGACGCCGCGGCAGTACCCCGAGCATGAGTTCCACACGCCGATTCAGCGCGTGGGCACGACGACGGACGGGACGCCGGTGCTGGCGCGTGATCTGGTGCACATGGAACAGGTCTTTGACGCGACGGAGGCCACGACGCGATGGCTCGCGCAGCAGGGGCTGGAGGTGAACGGACGAGCGGCGGCAACAACCGAGCGTGCGGCGATGCTTTTCGGAAGCGGTTTCCGAGATGCAACGCGGCAGCTCACGAAGCTCTGGAAGAGCTAGGAGGCCTCGACATGACGGGCATGGAACGCCTGAACACGTGCGCGCGGATGATGGTGCGCGGGATCTTGGGAACGAAGCGGTGGGAGATGCTGCCCGCGATCGAGGCGGCACTGCTCGACAACTGGGATGAGCGGTCGATGCGCGACATCGCCCAGGAGCACCGTCTACCAGAGGCGACGCTGCGGGCGATCTTGATCGAGGTCCGCCGCGAGATGAAGGCAATCTGTGAGGCCGAGAAGGTCACGCCGCAGATGGTTCTGGCAAGGCCGGACACCGATGAGTAAGCGAACCCTGACAGCATCGCAGGCAGCGAAGGCGCTGGGCATCTCCAAGGAGTACCTGAACGGTCAGGTACGCGACAAGGGAGCGCCATGCGATACGCACGAGAACGGGCGGCGGCTGTTCAGTGAGGCCGAGCTGCGTGAGTGGTTCAACAACGTCGGGTCGGTGCAGCCGCGGCTGGCGAACAAGACGGGCGTGTTTTCGCAGGCCGAGCGAGACAAGGCCGAGATCGTGGTGGGCGATGGCGATGACGCGGCGATGCCAATGGCCGAGGCCTTGCGGCGTCGCACGATCGAGGAGGCCCGCGACCGCAAGATGAAAAACGACATCCGTGAGGGCAAGCTGATGGACGCGGTCGAGGTCGAGCGTGCATGGGCTCAGGAGTCGATGACGATCCGCATGGCGATCGAGGCGATTCCGGTCAAGGCCGCTCAGCAGGTGGTCGCGGCGCTGCAGTTGCCGGCGGAACGGATTCAGACGATCCGCAGCCTTCTGGACCACGAGGTGCGAGAAGCAATGCGAGGGCTGAGCGCGTGACGCTGTGTGATCCCATTGCAGTGGCTCGGGCGGTTCGGCGGCGTGCCTTTGCCGTCCGCGATCCAATCCCGATCGACGAGTGGTGCGACAAGCATCGCGTGGTGGTGTCGGGCAACGCTGAGCCGGGACCGTGGCGCACGGCCCGCACGCCATACCTGCGCGAGCCGATGCGGTGCATGGATGACCCCGCGTTCCGGCGGGTGACGCTGATGATGGCGTCGCAGTTGGGCAAGACCGAGGCTGGCGTGAACGGCATGCTCAAGCACATGGTCGAGAACCCGAACCACTGGCTGGCGATCTGGCCGAACGACAAGCTGGCCCGCAAGGTGGTGAAGGACCGCATCCGCAAGACCATTGAGGCGATGCCCGTGTTCGATGGTCTGTTCATGCGGAAGCGGACGCAGTCATCGACGACGACGCTGGCGATGATGAACGGATCGACGGTCACGGCGGTGGGTTCGGGGTCGAGCACGAACGTCCGCAGCAACCCGATCGGGTTCATCCTCATCGACGAAGAGGATCTGTGCATTGAAGAGAACGACCAGATCATTCAAGAGGCGATCCAGCGCACCGGCACGTTCCAGCGGTCGCTGCTGATCGACATGGGCACGCCCGGCCTGCAGAACATGGGCCTGCACGCGGAATACATGAAGTCGGACCAGCGGCGGTACGAGGTGCCGTGTCCGCACTGCTGGAAGCACCAGGAGCTGATCTGGAAGAATGTCCGGTGGAAGGGCGGCGCGACTGCGGACCCGGACGAGGTCGAGCGGACGGCGGTGTACGTCTGCGAGCACTGCGGCGGCGTCATCGAGAACCACCACAAGGAGCAGATGCTAGCGCACGGCGTGTGGGTCCGCGAGGGCCAGTTCGTGCGTCGGCGTGACGACGGAACGGTCGAGCTGGTCGGCGACGTTCGCCCGTCCACGCACGCGGGCTTCCGGCTGTCGTCGCTGTACTCCCCGTTCAAGACGTTCGGGTGGGTAGCCCGGGACTTTGTCGAGGCCAAGGGGTTCCCGCCGCGGGTGTGGTTCAACGGCAAGCTGGGCCAGCCGTGGGCGCCGAAGGGCGAATCGCTCGAGGTGTCGCAGCTCGAGAAGCTGCGGCTGCCGTATGTCGGCGGCGGTCACAAGATGGGCACGGTGCCCGAGCCGGTGCTGGCGCTGACGATGGCCGCAGACGTGCAGGCTGATCACCTGTGGTGCGTGGTCGAGGGCTGGACCGAGGGCGGCGTGGACTCGCACTTGGTCTGGGCCGAAAAGATCGAGAGTCCGGCCGGTGGCGGCATCGGGCAGCTCGAGCACGTCCGGCGGCGCGTGTTCCCCACGGCGGACGGTCGGCAGATGCGAATCGTCGCCACGTTCATCGACTCGCAATACCGAACGGAGGAGGTCTTTGAGTTCTGCCGACAGGGGAAGGCCCGGGGCGAGCGGATCGTGGCGGTTCAGGGACACGATCACCTGACCCTGCCGCACTACGCCAAGGTCATCGAGAAGACCGCGAGCGGGCGGGCGCTGATCGGCGGGGTGCAACTGCTGCACGTCAACAACTCGCATTGGACGGAGGCGATTTGGGGCCAGTTGCTGAACAGCCTGCGGGCGGTGGGGGGGCAGGCGGACGATTCGCAGCCGGACCTGTCGCGCCCGGCCGGACGGCGGTTTCTGCCCGAGGACTGCCCAGCGTTCGTGCTCGAGCACATCACGGCGGAAGCGGCGATCCCCCGGAAGCGTGGCGGTCAGACGATCGTGACGTGGGATCTGCGGCCGGGGCGGCGCGACAACCACATTCTGGATTGTCTGCGGTACAACGCGGCTGGTGCCGATTGGGCTGGCGCGAAGCGGCTGATGCGGCAAGCTCCGGCGGCGTCGTCGGCCCCTCGCCTGCAGGGCGTGTCGGACCCGTCGATTGAGCGGTTCCGGGATCGTTTGCGCCGCTAAGTCGTCTAGCCCGTGATCCGGTGCGCAGGATTCCTGCGCATTCTGGGTATGGGGTATGGCGAAAGCGAATCAACCCAGCACCGCAGCGACGGCCGACGACCCGCTGACGGCTGCACGCAAACGACTATCCGACGCTGTCCGCAAGCACGTTCAAGCGTGTCAGGACGGCGATGCTGCTGTTCGTGCGGCACGCGACAAGTACGAAGAGGCCCAGCGCGAGAGCGCCGAGAACCGGGCCGCGACGACGACGGCCAAGGCCGCAGCCGAGGCCGAGGTCGCACGTTTGGAAGACGAGCAGCGTCGAAAGGACGCAGCCTGACATGGCGTGGACCTACGAAGACTTCGAACAGCAGACGACGGACGCGGCGAAGCTGTCGCGTCTGCACCTGCACATTGCCGAGGTCCGCGAGAAGTACGGCGGCAAGCAGTCGGTGTCCGGCGGCGGCATGAGCCTGTCGGTGGACACGGGCTATCTGAGCGGGCTTGAGGCTCGCCGGGCTGAACTGGAAACCCGCGTCCGCCGCTTCAACGGCCGCACTCCCCTGTCGTTTGCACACACGCAGCGATGAGCAAGCGAAAGAACACCCTCACCGACCGCGTCAAGCGGGCGGAACAGCGTGCGCAGCTTGAGCGGCACCGGCTGGTCGAAACAGCCGCCAAGCGGACCCGCAAGGGCATCGCCGCGCCCCGGGGCTACCTCGACTCCTACGACGCGACCCACCGCGGCCGCAACCGCGTCGGCTACTACGGCCGGGCCGGAAGCCACGACCAGCACCTTGATCCGCAGTCGCACGACCTGCTGCGCCGGGACTCGCGGAAGCTCGACCGAAACAACGCCCTCGCGCGGTCCCTGATCCGCCGGCACTGCGACGCGGTCATCGGCAAGGGCTTCACGCTCCGCTGCGAGTCGGGCGATCAGGAATGGAACAAGGTCGCCGAGCGATTCTGGCGCAAATGGTACACCGACGAGATCGACGTGCAGGGGCTGGCGATCGGCCCGCAGTTCGACCGGATCGTGCACGATTCCGCCTGTGTGGACGGTGACGTACTCATCGTCAAGCTCGACAACGGCCAATGTCAGCTCATCGAGAGCGACCGAATCCGCCAGCCTGCCGGAGCGATCGCGTCCGGCCACTCGTGCACCTCGGGTGTCGAGCGTGACAAGGCAGGCCGCATCGTCGCGTTCCACGTCGCTGACACCGCTGGCCCCTCGTCCTACTCGCTCGGCTACACCCAGACCCGCCGCATCCCGGCCGAGTTTTGCGTCTACATGCCCTCGCCGCAGCATCAGCGGGTGAACCAGACCCGCGGCGAGCCGGTTCTGGCCGCGACCATCCCGCTCCTCGAGCAGTTGGACGACCTGATTGACGCGTCCGTTGTCGCGCAGCGGCTTGCGGCGTATCAGGCGCTGGTCATCGAGTCGTCCGATCCCGCGGGCATGCAGTCGGCCCTTGAGGGTGGATCTGAGGCGCAGATGCCGGGGCTGTCCACGGGATACAACGGCGGTGCACCGCAGCCGATCCACTGGGAGCCCGGCGGCGTGTTGCATCTGCAGCAGGGCGAGCGGGCCACGCAGGTCAAGCCCGAGCACCCCGGCCAGAACTTCCAGGACCAGGTCCGCATGCTGGTCCGCATGATCGGTGCCGACTTCGGCCTACCCCTTGAACTGTCGATGATGGACAGCTCGCAGGCGAACTACCACGGCTTCAAGGCGGCACTTGAGACAGCCTATCGCGGCTTCGCTCGCTGGCAGGAGTGGAACGCCCGGATGCTGCTGAACCTCTTCCGGTGGCGCATCGGTCGCGCCATCGTCGAGGGTGATCTGCCGTTCGTCGAATCGTGGGAGCGTGCATCGTTCCTGCCGCCCGCAAAGCCCGTCATCGACCCGAAGGCCGAACTGGAAGCCCTCGCGTTCGGTGTGAATCAGCGTCTGACCACCCGCAAGGACGCCGTCGCCGGCCTGAGCGGTTCCGACCTTGACGACCACTACGACCAGATTGAGGCCGAGATCAAACGCGAAACCGGCGCCGGTATCGGCCCCGTGACCATGCCCGGCCAGGTGACGCCCGCGACCGGCCAGCAACCCAACGCCGAGGCGACCGCGAGCAACTGACATGACCACGCCGACGATGACATACCAGGGCAACGCCCTGCAGGCGATCGCGTCCGCGCTGATCCCGGCCAACGCCGCGCAGATCATCGAGATGAACGCCCGCAGCGGCAAGCGGCCGAGCCCGACGCCGCGGCCGGTTGCGATGCACGGCCTCGAGGTCATGGATCGCGGATCATGCTGCTACGCCGTGGGCAACCTGTCGATCGTCTGCATCGACGGCGTCATGGAGCACACCGAGAACCCGTTCTCGTGGCTGTTCGGTGGCACCTCGACGGCGACGCTGACGCAGGCGATTCGAGACGCGGCGGATGATCCGCTGACCAAGGCGATCCTGTTCCGCGTCAACTCCCCCGGCGGTGACGTGGCGGGCATGTCGGACCTTGCGGCGGCTGTCGCCTACGCCAAGGCCAAGAAACCCGTGCACGCGATCTCCGAGAGCGTCTGCGGGTCGGCGGCGTTCTGGGCGGTCTGCGGGTCTGCTGAGATCGTGCTGACGCCGACCTCGCTGCTGGGATCGGTCGGCGTGTTCGTCGGCCCGATCATCGACCAGAGCAAGGCTCTTGCCGCCGAGGGCATCGAAGTCTTCAACGCCAAGACGGGCGAGAACAAGGGCGCCGGGATGCTCGGCGTGCCTCTCTCTGACGGCATCAAGGGCGAGTATCAGCGGATCGCTGACACGCTCGGTGCCGAGTTTTTCAACGCCGTCGCTGCCGGACGCAACAAATCAACGGACGAGATCAAGGGACTGCAGGGCCGGGTTTTTGCCGGTGCCGACGCAGTCTCAGCGGGGTTGGCCGATCGGGTCGTCCCCAGTGTCGAAGCGTACATCGCCGAGCTTCAGAACAAGTTCGCATCGGGCCGAGCCGCGGCACCGGGCGCACGAGCGTCGGCGTCGTCACCCAAGGCCGCGGCGCAAGGAGTCTCTGCTATGGCAACCGATTGGTCCACCGTGACCGACGACGATCTGAAGACGATGCCCGCGTCGATGGTCGAGAAGATCAAGGGCATGTACCCCGAGAAGCAGCCCGACCAGGAGCCCGCGGCTTCGAGCACTCAGCTCAAGACCGCTGGCATCCCGGACGCGCTTCGCCTCAAGGCGCTTGAGGAGGGCATGACCCTCACGCAGGCGATCGCCGCGAAGTCCGCCGCGATCGAGGCTGAGAACGAGAAGCTGAAGGCCAGCGTCGCGGACCTGACCGAGAAGGTCAACGCCAAGACGAAGGCTGCGGCGTCTGTTACCGCGGCTGCTGGCAACCTCGGCGGCGTGGCCCCCATCGCCACGGCCACCGCCACCGACTCGGGCCTGACCGAGTACGAGCAGCTCATCCGTGCCGAGATGGCGACCAACGGCAGCAACCGCTTCCGCGCCATCCACACCGTGAACATGAAGCGCCCCGACCTGTACCGCGCGTGGCACGCCGAGCAGGTCGCCGCCTCGAAGAAGTAACCCAACCCACACGCACAGATCGCGGCGAACCCGAGAAGTCGGGTCGCTGTGACATTCACAGAAAGCAGAAACCATGTTCCCCGGACTCCAGACCAACACTGAGATCGTGTCGGCCAACGCCAGCGGTGCGCTGACGCAGGGCCAGACCGTCGTTCTGTCCTACTCGTCCAGCGTCCTGACCGCGACGGCCGCAGGCGCCGGCGACCGCGTTGACGGCGTCGTGCTTGCTCCGACCGCGTCGGGCACGCAGGCCGCGATTCGCCTCCAGCCCGGCACGTTCCTGAGCGTGTACCAGGCTGCTGGCGCGATCTCGGCTGGCAACAACATCTACGCCGCGGCTTCCGGTCGCGTGTCGGCCACCGCCAACGGCCAGTACCTCGGCGTTGCCCTCGCGGCGGCGTCGAACGCTGGCGAGCTTGTCGTTGCCCTCGGCAAGTCGTCTGTCCCGAACGCCAAGACCTTCACGGCCACGGCTGTGGCTGGCGACGCGACCAACGGCTACATCGAGTTCACGCACAGCTTCGGCTCGAATCCGGCTGGCTGGATCGCGTTCGCCACCAACGGCTCGACCGGCGCTCCCCGCACGATCGCGTCCGTCACCAACATCTCCACCAGCGTTGCTCGTGTGACCGTGACCTCGCTCGCGGCCAACGACATCGTCACCTTCGTTGCCGTCAAGGCCGCGGTCTAAGCGGCACCACCCAGTTCCTTCCACACGCACAAGTCGCTGCGGCATGACCGCAGCAGACCGGAGTTTTCCCCATGCCTTATGCTGACAGCGCCACTCTCTACGGCCCGCGTCAGGATCTGGTCGGTGCCCTCTACAGCACCGCCCCGAGCCAGAAGTACGCGGCCCTCGACATCCTCCCCCCGATGCCCGTCTACGCCAAGGACGGCCGGTATCACAAGGTTTCGTCCGGCAAGGCTTACCGCCTCGTCGGTGCGAAGCGTGCCCCGGGCGCTCCGTACGCCCGCGTTTCGACTCCGATCGACTCCGCGACCTTCCTCTGCGAAGAGCGCGGTATCGAGGAGTCGGTCGATCGTGCCGAGAAGGCGATCTACCGCAGCGTGCTTGATCAGGACCAGGTCGCGGCGACCACCGCGTACAACGTCCTTTCGATCGCGCACGAGTCCGACGTGGCTTCCGCAATCTTCAACGAAACCACGTTCCCGGCCAGCGGCACGACCGGCCTGACCGTGTCGGCCGCGTGGTCGAATGCGTCGTCTGCGACCCCCATCGCTGACGTGAACGCCGGCAAGAACGCGATCTCGGCCAAGATTGGCGACGGCTCGTATGTCCTCCTCGCCAACGACAAGGTCATTCGCAATCTGTGGGCGACCACCAACGTCCGCAACCAGATCAAAGACGTGTACGGCCGCTACATCGAAGGCAGCCCCAACCTCGAGACGCTCGCGCAGGTTCTCGGCGTGAACCGCATCATCGAGGCTCCCGCGATCTACAACACGGCCGTCGCCGGCGCCACGCCGTCGATGTCCCGCATCTGGTCGGACACCTACGCGTTCCTTGCTCGCGTGAGCAACGAGCGGATGCTGCGTGAACCCCAGCTCGGCCGCACGTTCGTCCTGAACAACGTCCTCGACCGCAGCGACGCGGCTGCTCTGGACGTTGGTGCTCAGCTCGACGACCGCCTCCTGGTCGAGATGTACCGCGATGACACCCGTCGTTCCGACGTGGTGCGTTGCATCGAGTACACCGACGAGGTGATCATGGACTCGTCCTGCGGGTTCCTGTTCAAGAGCGTCACCTAAGCCCTCACTCGGCGAGCTTCGTCCCCTCGCCGTCTACTCCCAACCGCCGCCCGGTTTCGCCATCGGGCGTCGGCTTTATCTGCGAGATGGCGCAGCGGTAGCGCGTCCGGCTCATACCCGGAAGGTCGTCGGTTCGATTCCGGCTCTCGCTATTCACCCATGATCACAGCCCTAAACATCAGCACGTCTCCGGTTACGTCGGCGTGGTTCAACTCGCACGCCAACGAAGCCGTCGTGTCCGTGCGCCTCTTTATGACGGGCACCGGACTGGTCCGCATTGAGGGGCGGAACCTGCCCAACGGAACAGCAACGCCAATCGGTCTGCTGTACAGCACCGGGTCGATGCTCGTGCCTCGGTTCAACCAGTACCGCGTGGTCGTAGTTCAGCTTTCCGCAGGTGCTCGTGTTGAATCCGTTGACGTAGGTCCGAGCATCAGCGACGACGAGTACGGGCCTGCGGCATCGCCGCGGCTCCAGTATCGAGGTCGCCCCGACTCGTTCGGTCATCAGGCCAAGAGCCGGGCGCCGCAGTTCGTGTTGCCGTTCGACCTCCTGCCGGGAACGGGAACCATCGGTTCAGACCGATGCCGGGTGGAAACCGGCACAGGCAGCAAGGACTACACAAACTGCTGGTCGGGCGAAGTGCAGACGAGCGAAACGCGGCCCTATTCGATCAACCTGACGGGCACGGCCAACCAGACGACGGAGATTCGGTACGACTACCGCGTGTCGTCGAGCGGCCCGGGCGGTCAGGACATTTCTGGTTCTGCGGGTGTTCCGCCCACGATGTTTGCGCGGTTCTACGCAGACCCGACCAACGCCAACACGCTTGCAACGTCCAACATCAACCTCGTGACGTTCACAATGCAGAACGGCGCGAACGTCCACTCTCAATGGCTGGCGCAATACAACCAAATGGACGCCTCGGCGTGTGCCGGTCCGGGTTGGCTTGAAATCACTGAGAACATGATTCCGGCTGGTGCGTTCACGCACACGTCGGTGGACCTGTTCCGGTTCTTTGTGCAGCCCCGCAGCGGCCAAGCGGCGTCGATCACGTTCGATACCGTCCAGTTCCTCCAGAATGACCCATCGAAGCGGTACGTCGCGTTCCGTGACGATGACTGTTTCCCTGACGTGTGGCGAGTCGCCCGCGAGTTCGACAAACGCGGGATTCTCGGGACGTTCTTCTGCAAGCCGCGACTGGTCGGCACGTCGGTTGGCGCGACGCTGGCCGACATTCGAGCCATGCAGCGGGCCGGGCACTTCATTGCCCATCAGGGTTGGTCGCGCTTCGAGGAAGACACGATTGGGTCCTCCACGTTCAACTACATGCAGCAGTCGCCGGAGGAGTTCTACACCAAGAACATCCTGCCCGCGATGTGGTGGATGCAGGACAACGACTTTGCCGAGGGCGCGCGGGTGTTTGCTCCCGAGCAGGGCAACATGACGTGCGAGCAGCGCGAGTACGCGTACCAGCGCGGCATCGACATCATTTCCCAGACCAACACCTGCGGCGGCACGTCCAACCACATCAACCACCCGCGACTGCTTCGGAACAACTTCACGGTCCTCTATGGCGGCACGGCTGTCGGCGCGGCGGATCGACTGGACACTATCGGCGGCGTGCTCATCTACACGGGGCACGACACAACCTCAGCGGGCAACGCCACCATGGCGTCGGTGATGAACCGCGTCATGCCGGGCGTCAAAGACGGAACATACAAGTGCATCACGTTCGCCGACATGATCGGCGGGTTGTCCTGAGAATGAGCATGACCAAGAACATCCGCCACACCCTTATCCGCGTCGGCATCGGTGCCCTTGCGGTGCTGTTCCTGTTGGCGTTTATGACGCTGGCGGGATGCACGTCGGGCACAAAGGACATCGCCCGCGCCGCTGGCAACACGCAGACGCTCGCGGCTGGCATCATCGCCCACACCGAAGCCCTTGCCCCGTTGGTGGCCGAGCATGAGCAGGCGGCTAGCCACGTCAAGGGCATTGCCCAGAACGCCCGCGACATTCAGATTGAAGCGGGCAAGGTCCAGACCGCTCTGCCGAAGGTGAAAGACGTGACACCTTGGTGGGCGACGTTGCTCGGTAACGTGACATGGCTGGCACTTATCGCTGCCGCCGCGATTCTGGCGATCAAGTTCTGGCCCGTGCTCGCCGTGTTCCTCGCGGGCGTGAAGTGGCTCGAATGGCTCATCCCAAAGCCCACCCGCATCGCTGCCGAGCGTGATTACGAACTCTACCGCGAGGCCGACGAACCCCACCGTGACGCCCAACGCGACCGCATCCTCGCGGCTCGCATGAACCCGTACTACGACGCGGCGTGGCGTCGTGCCGAACGAAAGGCCCGACTCGGAGCCAAGGCGTGAGTATCCCGCAACACGACCCGACCGAACATACCGCAGGCTACGAACTGGCGATCATCGCCCAGGACGTGCGGCGGTTGATCGACGGCCAGCACCGCATCGAGAAGTTCCTGACCGGCAACGGCGATCCCGCGAGCGGGCTGCTGTTCCGCATGGCCGAGATGGAGCGCCAAGCACGCGAGAAGGCCGAAATTGACAAGGCCCGCAACCTGCGCGTGAACGGGTGGGTTGCGGCTGCAATCACCGCATCA